TGCGTACTGCACGTCGTTCGATGAACCTGCTAACCATTGAGTGGGCAAATCGTGGCATCAATATGTGGACGATTGAGCAGGGCACGAAGAATTTGGTACAGGGCACTGCGACGTACGATTTACCGGACGACACCATTGACTTGCTTGAGCACGTCATAAGAACAGGAGCTGGCAATGTTTCTACGCAAGCTGACCTCACACTTACCCGGATTAGTGTCTCCACCTACGCCACAATCCCAAACAAGCTTTCTCAAGCGCGACCGATACAAATTTACATCAGCAGGAACTCTGGAGCCACGTACCCTCCGGGGGGACAACCTGCGGGAACCGACCCCATTACTGGCAATCTCCCACCCCAATTCACAGTTTGGCCTGTCCCTGACCAAGGCACTGAAGCCGCGCCGTACTATCAAGTAGTTTACTGGCGTATGCGTCGAGTACAAGATGCAGGTGACGGTATTCAAACTCCTGATATGCCCTTTCGTTTTTTACCCTGTATTACCGCAGGATTGGCGTATTACATTGCACAAAAAATCCCTGAGGGGCAAGAGCGCATCCCTTTACTAAAAGCTTCTTATGAAGAGCAGTGGAATTTTGCTGCTGGGGAAGACCGTGAAAAGGCGGCAGTTCGTTTTGTTCCACGACGGATGTATGTAGGTAATACTGGGAGCTTCTGATGCCCAATCAGTTTGCTGCTGGTAAATACGCTATCGCCCAATGCGATAGGTGTAACTTTAGGTTTAAGTTAAAGCAGCTAAAGTCATTGGTGATCAAGACTAAGAATGTCAATATTCTTGTCTGTCCTGAATGTTGGGAACCTGATCAACCGCAGTTACAGCTTGGCATGTATCCGGTGTACGATCCGCAAGCTATACGTAATCCAAGAGTAGACTCAAACTCTTACCGACAAGCAGGGCTTAATGGCTTACGCGTCGAACCTGTTAACAATGATTCTAGCCAAGATGAATTAGGTACGATTACAATGGGTAGTCGAATTATTCAATGGGGGTGGAACCCTATTGGTGGTTCAAGATCGTTTGATGCTGCGCTAACGCCAAATGATTTAGTAGCGCAGGGTTTGGTTAATTCTGTCACCGTATCATAGGAGTAAATGATGGATAAGAAAGACTTAGCGCAAGACAAAAAGATGATTGCTGGTGCCGTGCATAAGCATGAAAAAGCCAAGCATAAAGGTCAGCCACTTACTAAGCTCAAAAAGGGTGGTCCTACTGGCATGGATATGCGTAAAATGGGGCGTAACATGGCACGTGCGCGTAATCAGGGGATGCGGTAATGGCTAAATACTCCATGAAAAAAGATGGTAAAGAAGTCGGCCCTGCATCAGTCTACGCTGAGCCACACACGATGAAGGGGCAGAAAACTAAGGTTGAAGCTAACCCCGGAAGTGGGCCTGACCATAGTGACTCAAACACGGTCGCTATGAGCGTTGGTACTTACACAAACAAGTTAGACAAGCCTGTTAAAACCTCTGGTATCAAAATGCGTGGGGCTGGGGCAGCTACTAAAGGTTTTATGTCTAGGGGACCAATGGCGTGAACTACACGGAATTAAAAAAGGCGATTCGCGGGTACGTTGAAAACGACTTCCCAACGATTACCTTTTCTGATTCAGTTACGACATTTACGTCGGACGAACAGCTTGATACATTTATCAAGCAGGCTGAGCAACGTATTTACAACACGGTGCAACTCCCCATTTTTCGTAAAAGTATGACGGGAGTTTTTGATGAAGATAATCCTTATTTGTCATGCCCTCCAGATTTTCTTGCTCCGTTTAGTCTTGCCCTCATCGTCCCCGCTACCGGCAGACGATACTTTTTACTTAACAAAGATGTAGAGTTTATTAGGGAAGCTTATCCTGTGCCAACAGACACAGGTCGTCCCAGACATTACGCCATTTTTGGTCCTACGGTAAATGGCGCTGTCATTTCTACAAATCTTTCTTACATTGTCGGGCCTACTCCTGATATTGATTATCAGGCTGAAATTCATTACTTCTACTACCCAGAATCTATTGTGACTGCTAGCACTTCGTGGCTTGGTAATAACTTTGACTCTGCGCTGCTTTACGGTGCTCTACGTGAAGGGTACATGTTTATTAAAGCTGAGCAGGATCTCATGGCAAAAGTTGAAGAAAAATACACTGAAGCGATGTCGCTACTTAAAACGCTGTCTGACGGTAAAGATCGTATGGATACGTATCGCACGGTTCAAGCAAGGCTTCCGGTAAGCTGATATGGCAATCTACCAAACCATGTGCACAAGCTTTAAGGCGGAAGTTGCCCAAGCTTTGCATAACTTTACGACGGGGACAGGAAATGTTTTTAAACTTGCCCTTTACACAGCCAGCGCTAATCTTGGTCCCGAAACAACTGTGTACACAACGTCAGGTGAATCCAGTGGAACCAACTATTCCGCTGGAGGAATTGCACTCACAAACATCACGCCAACTACGTCAGGAACAACAGGGTATTGGTCGTTTGAAGATGCCACTTTTTCAAACGTTACTCTTACATGCGCAGGGGCGTTGATTTACAATTCTACTAACGGTAATCGTGCAGTTTGTGTTTTAAACTTTGGCGGCACTATTACTAAAACTGCGTCTAATCTTGTAATTACGTTTCCTCCTCCGGGGGCTACGGATGCTGTGTTAAGGATAAGTTGATGGCAACTGTATTTACAACAAAAGGTGACATGGAAGAATCTTTGCTAGAAAAACGCGAAGGTACAGTTGATAATGATCATGAGCACACGACTTGGGTGGAATACTGGCATGAAGGTGAACTTGTCCACCGATCAGTTCATGTAGCACTCAAACAACCTGCTGTTTGGTCAGTCCCTGAAGTAGCAACCATTGGGTAATTTTTAGGAGCCAAAAATGGCAAACACGCAATCAATGTGCACTTCGTTCATGGGTGAGCTGATGACAGCTACCCATAACTTTGGCACAGCCCCAACACGGGGAACCTCCACGGCAGATACGTTTAAAGCAGCTTTGTATTTAACAACGGCTACGGTCAACGCTTCTACGACGGCTTACTCGGCAACCAACGAAGTGTCTGGTACGAATTACACGGCTGGCGGGGTGACGGTAACAAACGCTACACCACCAACAGCTACTAATACTTCTGCCACCGCAGGGGTAGCTTATTGGACGCCGTCTGCTTCTATTACATATAGCAACGTGACTTTGTCTACTGCTTTTGATTGTGTGTTGATTTACAACTCAACTCAATCAGATAAAGCTGTAAGCGTTCACACGTTTGGTTCACAGACGGTAACAGCGGGAACATTTACGTTGACGATGCCTTCCAATACAACGTCAACTGCTTTGTTACGTCTAGCAACGACTTAAGTGTTAATGCCCCGTGGCAAATTTTGGCTGGGGTGATAACCCGTGGGGCTATGACGGGTGGGGTGGCGTAGGTGTAGAAGCTGCGCTTACTGGTGTTGTATCTAACGGTAGTGTTGGTTCGGTAGTATTTGTTGAGATATTAAATAGCGTAGAAGCTACAGGTAATGTTGGTTCTGTAGGTTCAGAGCGGACAGTTGGGCTTACTGGGGTAGGAGCTTCCGGGCAGGTTGGTGATGTAGCAGAAACGATTTCACCCACAGAAGATGGCGTTGTAGCAAACGGTGAAGTAGGTTCTGTAGGGCCAAACGTCTCGGTTAGTTTGACTGGAGTTTCCTCAGATGGTGCTGCTGGCACGGTAGTTACAGAAGCAGGAACAGCATTAACAGGTGTTAGTGCGGCTGGTGAGTTAGGCACATTAGAAGTTAGCCATACCAATGATTTATCGGGTGTTGCCGCAGAAGGATTAGTAGGTACTGCCGAATTTACTATTCCAGTAGCTATTACTGGGGTGGGCGGGTCAGGTAACGTAGGAACAGTAGGCTTAACAATAAGCCAGAGCTTGACAGGCGTAAGTGCTTCTGGTGCAGTAGGTAGTTTTGGGGTTCTATACTGGAGCTTAATAAATAATTATCAAGACGCGGATTGGGGCGGTATTGATAACTCACAAAATGCAGATTGGGAATTGGTTGAAACGGAGTAGATTATGACAATTAACCGCACTACCCTTTTGGATTTACCGCTTCCTGTAACAGGCACGGAGTCTGGGTTTTGGGGGGACATCACCAACAACGGGTTAA